GGGGGGGGAGCCCGCCCCCCAATAGGGAAAATCTCCCCAAGAAAATAGTTTTAAGGCGTTGTTTTGCGTTATTGCAGGTAAAAGGGGGTTTTTAGTGGGTTCTTCTGGTTATTCTTACAAATATCGTGAAGCCCGTAAGGTACTCCTATCCGGTAACCCTTTATGTGCTTATTGCCGTGTTACGGTGGCTGATACCGCTGATCATGTGCCGCCGCTCAGTTCAGCGCCTTCCCCTGATTTGTGGGATGGTGACCTCGTGCCGTGTTGTAAATCTTGTAATAGCCGTATGGGTGCTAATATCACAAATGATAGGCGTAGGAAGCATAAGAGGTCTAGGGAATGGTAGAACAATCACATGGCAGGCATAGAGAAGCAGCGGAGATTGTCCTGGCTACTGTACCGCAGGCGAACGCTAGCCTATGCGTTACGTTACGGGGTATAGCAGATGCGTGGGATTGTGTTGAATCAGGCGTGTACGACCCGAAACTCATTACTGGTATTAGTGTGCAGTTGTTCAAATGTTTGGACCGTTTAGGTATCGAATCTGACCATGATGTATGGGAAGACTTATCTAGGGAATTAACGCGGTAATGTCTTTTTTGTGCGAGTGTTGCGACAATGTAGCGACTAGGTGGGCGTTATGCGATTGGTGCTACTCATTTATGAATCATCCTAGTTATCAGAATAGTTTGAAGGGGGATGATGAAACCGGCACGTTGGGCGACTGAACGCAACCCAGACCGTTTAACGCACGGACCGCAATTAGCGAGAGTAGCGGAACAGTTAGGCTTTGATTTGTTTGAATGGCAGCAGCAAGTAGCCGACGTAGCGCTAGAACTAAACCCAGCAGGCGACTACCATTACCGAACCGTTGGCGTAACCGTAGGCAGGCAGAACGGGAAAACAGCTTTAGCAGCGATGAGAGCAGCGTTAGAACTCTTAAAACCCAACACAGTAACAATCTTCACAGCTCAAGACCGAAACGCAGCACGCCACAAATTCGACGAACACGTAGAACTATTAATGAACACACCATTTAAAAAACGAATAAAAAAATATGTTCGGGCGAACGGGCAAGAAGCCCTCTACATGAATAACGGCAGTAGCTACCGGATAGTAACCCCAAACGCTCAGGGCGCTAGAGGCTTAACCGTAGACCTGGCAATAGTAGATGAAGCGCTGGCCCATGATTTGCGGATAGTGGCAGCCCTGCAGCCAACTATGGCGACACGCAAAAGCGCTCAACTCTGGATAACGTCAAACGCTGGCGGACCATATAGCACGATGCTGCAACACTATAGGAAACTAGGCCATGCCGGTAACCCGTCACTGTGCTGGCTTGAATGGGCAGCAGCCGAAGAATGCGACATACACGACGAAAACGTATGGTACGAAGCAATACCCACACTAGGAGAAGAACACGGGGTAACAATCGAAGCAGTACGCGAAGCAGTCCAAACAACAGAACCTAGTATTTTTATGTCCGAGTGGCTGAACATTTGGCACACTCTCAAATCCCAAACCGTTATCGAACCAGCGCAATGGGCTGCACTACAAAGAGATAACGTTGTTATGGGATCATATTTTGTTTTTGGTGTGGACGTGTCACCTAACAGAGATCACGCCAGTATCGGCAGCGCCGGTTTAAACGGGGCGTTCCAATGCCTAGAAGTAGTTGAGTCACAAAACCGGATTGGATGGCTTAAAGAACGCATACTAGAACTACACGCCAAATGGGGGATGCCGTTTGTTATTGACTCAGGCGCAGCAGCTAGCAGCCTAATCGGGGAACTAGAAGCCGAAGGCGTACACGTCATACCCATCACGATGCGCCAGTACGGGCAGGCGTGCGGATCGTTCTACGACGCAGTACAAGAAAAAACCATTAGCCATTTAGGCGACGCTAGATTACAGAACGCTATCGAAGGGGCGACACGTCGCAAACTAGGGGAACAGTGGGCATGGAGTCGCAAAACCACCGGCGACGTAGATATTACTGGATTGGTGGCTGTGACGATAGCCAGGTATGCGTTAATTAATAATTTGGCGAACCCTACACCGAAAGTAGCAATACACTAACCATAGGACATTTTATAGTATGATAAAAACCAAATACCTAGCGCTAGCGCTGGAACTTATAGGCATCGCAGGAATCTGCTACGCCGTTTATTTATTCTTCAACCTCGCAGCATGTTTAACAGCGTGCAGCGTGGCTATGCTTCTGATTGGGGCAGCTTTGGAAAATAGCAAATGATTATTAACAGCCTACTGGGGCGACAAAACCGAAGTACTAATATCACGCTACCCGATAGGTACATACCACCCCAAAGTTTAACGGGTGGAATTAACGTCACGGAAGGCACAACGCTTAGCGTGCCAACCGCTTACAGGTGTGTTCAACTCATAAGCGATAGCATAGGCAGCCTACCTTTTGGCGCTTACCGTGACGATCAACGCCTAGACCCCACACCGGCGATTCTACGACAGCCAGACCCAAACCAGACACGCATGGAAACATTGGGCGCTGCGGTGGGGTCGCTCGCCATGACGGGAAATTGTTATTTTCTACTAGGCAACCCTGACCGTTTCAGTTTTTACCAAACCGCTATTCTGTTATCCCCTGACGCTGTATCGGTCCAGATGCTCAATGATGGGTCCATCATTTATAGGGTGAACGGGAACACATACGACCCATCAGAGATACTTCACGTTCGTGGCGGTGTTCTATCCGCCGGGAGTATTTTGGGCGCTGGACCGTTACAGTTGCAACGCCGGTCACTGGCGTTAGCGTTAGCCGGTGACGAATCAGCCAGCGAAATGCACGTTAATGGCAGTATTCCTAGCGGTGTGATTAACAGCCCTAGCGAATTAAGCCAGGACGAAGCGAAAGAATTAAAGAACGCCTTTATGAAGGCGCACGGGGGACGGCAGAAAAGCCCAGCGGTTCTGAGCGGTGGGTTATCGTATCAGGCGCTGAGCTTTTCCCCCGATGATCTACAATTACTAGAATCACGCCGGTATTCGGCGGAGCAAGTTTGCACCATTTTCGGGGTTCCACCACACCTGATAGGGGTAAGCACAGACGGCAACAGCAAAACATACAGCAACGTGCAGCAGGATAACAGGGCTTTCGTCACGTACACGCTACGCGGTTACATGTCACGCATAGAACAATCATTCAGCACGCTGCTACCACGCGGTCAGGTCGCATTATTTGACACAGACGACTACCAACGGGCTGACAGGCGTGAACGGTTTGAAGCTCATAAAATCGGGGTAGAAGCAGGATGGCTAACACTTGACGAAGTACGGCGCATAGAAGACCTACCAGCGAACGATGTAGAAGTAGAGGTAACAGAATGAGCGAACTAGAAACCCGAACTATAGAATTTAGTGACCTGGAAACACGCACAGACAACGACGGACACCACATCGTAGGCCTAGTCGTTCCTTGGAAAAGTAGTTTTGATGCAGGCCGGTTCATTGAAACCCTTTCAAGCAACGTTTTTGATAAGTCAATCAGCGAACGCGGTAACCGCATCCCGTTACTAGAACAACACGACACACAACGCCATCCCATAGGCATGGCCGTTAAATGGGATAAAACCGCTGAAGGGTTAATCGCCGATTTTAAACTAGCAAACACGGCACGCGGTGAAGAAGCAAGAACGTTAGCTAGCGATGGCATGGTCACAGGCTTATCAGTAGGCTTCATACCCGTTAGGAACAAAACAACGCAAGTAGATGGCCGACAGCACATAACACGCTTGGAAGCAAAGCTTGATCACGTGGGTTTAGTGAGTCAGGCAGCTTATTCAGAAGCACGAGTGTTAAGCACTAGGGCTTACGACCCCGACGATGAAGAAATAGTGCCACGCCTAGCTAAATGGCGACACCTTTTAGTTAATCCTTGAAAACGTCACACCAGTGCGTTACACTACGGCTAACATATTTGCGCCGTTGATTACGCCGGTTAGATCAAACCACCTAAACAACACCCGAATAAGAAATTAATCACTTAACTTTTATTTGGAGAAATAAACTAATGAAACTACTAGACCAACTGGTAGAGGAACGTGCAGAAATCTCAGAAGCGCAGACAGGACTTGTCACACGTGCAGCAGATGAAGAACGCGACCTCACAGAA